ATGCCACGTTACAACGCACAAATGGTTCAGTGGGAATTTGAAGAACCTTCGTTTTGGTTGAGTTGGCTGCCAGAATCGGTTCTGCAACTGAATGAAGGGCATCTGTTCAAGCGTGTTATACGAATCGAAATAGTACCAGCATACGAAGAACGAATTCCTCGTTCACTGCAGAAACATCTTTACCAACTTCCTTATCTGGAGGAGATTCGTTTTCAAAATGCTGAAGTTGACAACCAAGATCTGGAATGGCTAGGTAGAGTCCCGAAGTTAAAGAGAATTATGTTCGATAATTGCAGATGGCTGGACTCGGCCCCACTTCAATTGCCGTCTAAAATGCAAGCCTTAGTTATCGAAGACTGTAGTGATATCGATCTCATGATTGCATCGGTTGGATCTCATCGACGAATCAAGCACGTCCAGATTAGTTTCTGCCCAATACACGTCGAGACTTTGGATGTTATATCCGGATGCCAGTCGTTGAAGGATCTCACAATTCGTCATTATTCAGCGGTGCCAATTGCTGCAGACGGCTTCAAGCGACTACGAAACCTTCCAAATCTTCAGAGTCTTGAGCTTGATCTTCCCAATAACTCAATTTCAACGGAGGCCATATTTGCTTTCTCACAATTCCGAAACCTAAATTCACTCGTTTTCCCAACGCGTGGCTTGGACGATTCAGCGTTGGCGCACTTGTCCTCATTAAGGAGACTTGAACAAATCGGTTTTACAAACGATCCAGATTCTACCGATTTTTTTATTGGAATCTCGAGTTTGAAGCATTTAAAGGCGGTGAAAATCGGCTGCTTAGACCAACCCAGTCTTCGTCACTTAGTAGCGTCATTGAAATCAGTTCCATCGCTCCAATGGATCGATCATTGCAATTCCAGGATACTTCTCTTGGGGAACGATCGTTGCAGTTGCAAGCTACCGTTGGCGGGACTCATAGAACTTGCCAAGCTACCAAAATTTCTCGGCGTTCAAAAGCATGTCGTGCCCGCGGAATCCGACTTTAACCGAGAGACTCTGACTCGTCTTGGTGGTCGGGCTGGAAGAGACGCAATGCCAACAAGGCTTCTTTGCGGTTCCGTCTACGATGTTTCTGGACAATGGAAACATGCAGCACTTCTTCAAGGACTGAAGCAACTCAGTTTGCAGAATACGGATATAACTGATGAAGATCTAAGGGACATCGTCCGCATCGAAAGTTTGAATAGCCTCGATCTAAGCAATACACGGTTGACCAATGAGGGAATTCAATCTTTAGCATCCCTCAAGAATCTTCAAGAACTCTCAATTCTTGGCTTCCCCTTGTCACCAACAATTGCCCAATCTTTATCTACACTGACGCGAATTAAGGTTGGTGGTTGTGAATTGAGCCAGGAGACCCTCCATGAAATCGCGTTGTTACCAAATATCATCTGCATCGAAATGGAAGGAACACTCATTACAGAAGCTGGAGCCCAATCGCTAATGCAGAGTCAATCGCTTGCAAAACTCATTTTAAAAGATTGCTACGCAAGTAAAGCGACGATGGACCTTTTAAACGGGCCGTCATTCACGCCAGCTCTCGAGTGTACTTCAATGACTGAGTTTCCCCCAACGGTCAACGATGAACCGGCCAACGACATTGTCTCCAAGAACGCGCCAACTACCGTTGTTGCCCAAGATTTAGATACTCCCGGCAAGGAATTTGTTTTAGATGAGTATTTCGATCCTGCATTCGACTTCGAAAGGATGCAGATAAGGGATGAACAGTTTCAGCTCCATTGGCTGTCCGAATCAAGGAAACTTAGAATTCGCAATAAGCCTGTCACCGACAAAGCTGTTGGCATAGTATCCCAGGCAGTTCGAATTCAGGAGTTGGATATTTCCGGAACAAAAATATCGAATCATGGCCTCGCGCGACTCGTAAAGTTACCCGACTTGGATAACCTGGCGATAGGAGGCCCCTTGGTTAATAGCGAATCGATTGCTCTAATCGTTGAAATGGGAGATAGGCTAAGGTCATTGAAAATTGAGAATGCATCACTTACGAGAGTAGATCTCAAGAGTCTAAATTCGTTGGTGCGTTTGGACTCTTTGTGCCTGACAGAAACAAATTTAACTGTTGGTGAAGTGCTTGAAACATTGAACTTGCCACGGCTTCAACATCTTGATGTCGATGGAATAAGTATCTACAGAAACGACTTGTTGGTCCATCGTTCCAATCGTGTCGAAGCGACTGTTTCAGAGCTATGGTTAGAACCTCACACCTGGACAGCAGAACGCATGGAAGTGTTGCGAGGACATCCAGGGATCACGATGTTGACCGTGAAGGTTGGTGTCGATTTGCGAAGTTTGCTTGAAGTTGCGTCGACTATGCCTAAACTCAGAAGACTGATGTTTCTTAACAATATTAATCATTTCATGAATCCGTTCAAAAAAGTGGAGCTGACGGAGTTACCCGAGCAACTGCCAACCGTTCCACAGCTAACAAGCCTCTCCTTGCCAGAGGTAATGGTTACCCCGGAACTACTCGATTGGATCGGCCGCCATGAAGCGATTGAGTCTTTGGTGTTGGACGGAAGCGTGTTTAAGACCCAAGACCTCTCGCCGCTTAATCGTCTGAAACAACTACAGTGGTTGAATCTTAACAATTGTGGTTTAGAGGACGAGGCCATTTCATCACTCGAAACTAAGCAGCTCAAATCGCTAGACTTAGGACTGAACAAATTGACCGACGCGTCTATTCCTGCAATTCTTGCGATTGGTCATTCTACCAAGCTGAGTGTTGAATCAAATCGCATTACACCATCCGAGGTAGTCCGATTGCGTCTAGAACGAAAATGGAAAATCGCACAATGAGCTTGCACGACTTGCCACTTACGCAAGTCACCTGTGGTGCGACCACCGGATATTAGCAGCGAGGGATCCGAAGCGCTTTCCGAAAGTTCAAAGCCCTTGAAGTCAAAGTCGATGTTGAGTCAGCTGGAAAAACTGTCACGGCTGCCGATTTTAACCGAAGTAAGAAAACCACTCCGCAATCTGCTCCTGGCTCTTTGGTAGTGTCGTAGTTCTGACTGCGTTAGCCAAAACTAACGCGCACCGGGTCGGCACGTTGTTGGCACGCCGGATCGCCGAAAGGGATTCAGACGATTTAGTCAAAAACACAAAATGCAGTTCGATGGTTAGGCATCAAAGCCCGGCTTAGAATCCAAATGGGCACTTTTGTGGCAATCACGATTTTCGCCTCTTTTGAAGCTCTTTGAAGCTAACACGATCATTTCGTTTGACGCTCCGACCGCCATCCGTTCCAAACAGCACACATCCTTGCATGGATGCGGCCATCGCTGCTCCCACAAGGCAGTCCAGCCAGTGGTTGTCTGGCTGGTCGGGTCGAGATTTCCACTCATCCACTGTCCGGCCGCGGCCTTCCGTCTTGACGTAGTATTCCGCGGTTAGTTGTTCCGAGAGCATTCGATGCGGCTCGGGATTGTTGCCAAATAGTGAAAGGCAACCTCGATCACCTATAGCGACTGCAAGTCGTGCGTAAATAAAAGACTTCCACCAATTCGTGTCGTAGATCACGTGCCGTATAGCTCGCTTACCGTGAACGCTTGGTATGCGCCAGTTCAATCCAACTCGGTCGCCCGGTCGGCGTTTGTATTCGCTAAACGGCATACTCGAGGCACCCACAAATCGTCCGTGGCTTGGCATAACAATCGCTGAGTGTTTCGACTGGCGACAGAATTGATAGACCACATCGGTCGAATGGCCCCAGTTGGCATCGATCAAGCAACGGCTAATCTTCATGGCTGCTCCGTCATCTCGGACCCACTCTCGATCGAGCAAATCCGATGTCAAAGAATTCAAGCCTGAATAGATCGATCCTTCCAGTCCGGTTCCCTCTGCAGACGTAGTAAGCGTTAGCCTCGCGTCTCGCAGAGTGAAATACGATCGCTTCTGATCTGGGTACGTTCCGTAGTCGACTATGTACCCAGTAAAATCATCTTCCCAACCGACAACCATGTAGTAAAGCAACTTCTGTTGGATATCTACGAAGGCGGTTAGATGGTTGCAGCCGATCGATAGCACGCCTCGCTCCATGCGGTTGATTTTGCGAGTGATCTCGTCAGCTGAGAGAACTCCTTCGGCCGCGACCTTCGTTGGCAACGGTTCGTTTTGGTATTCAGCAAAAAACGCTGCCTCGTCTTGGAGCTTCAGATTCATTGCGTGCTGGATGGCGGACAGTTCGTCATAGTTGAATCGCTCCGGCCAACCAATCCTCGAGCCTTCGTCCATCGCCTCTTTATTTTGGCGATAGAATTCAGTGGCAGAGGTTCCACCATCACCGTTTCGCAACCCCTCGGCTCGAATCTCGGCGTAGCGTTGCCATAGAGATTCATTCGTTGGAAACGCATAGACCATTCGAGTCCGTTCGCCATTCCATTCGGGATGCTTATCTCGATCGAGAATGTTGTCTGCCATATCACCTGGTCGGATTACGGTGCAAGGCATGATGCCTGATATCTTCTTACCTGGTCCAGCAAGACCAAGTACGGCACCGGCAAGGATACTTTCACGATTTGCGCATTGTGAAAGCGAACGCGCAGAATCATCTGTTTGCGGATCGTCGAGTACAACAAGCGCCGGGCGAACAGATTGGCCATCGCTTTTTTTATACTTCATACCGCGAATACGACCAGTGATACCTGCCACTTTGATGATCGCCCCGCTGGCTGGACTGTCTGCGATAGTCGGCAGCACGATCTCCTTTGCCGTCCAACCGATATGAGTACGGCTGCCTTTGAATAACTGGCCGTTGGCACGATTCGAGATTCCATCGAGAGCCTGGATTGGATAGCAGACTTCAGGAAAGTCGGCCAATAGTAAATCGTTGCTATCGAGCTCGGTCTTGATCGATTCGAGCATGTCACAGGCGTGACCTTCGTCGCTGCCGATGAGGCAAATGAAGTCCCTATGTCCAAAAAGCATCGCCCAAATGCAAGCTGTTTCCGCCAAACTCGACTTGCCAGACCCTCTACTCATAGCAAGTGCAAACAGTCCTCCATGGATGATCGCTTGTTCGATCTTACCGATAACCTTCAGGTGATCCGGAGACCACTTCAAATGAAACGTCAACGGAAAATACGCTTCACAGAAGTACTGAAAATCACGCGAAGCCCTCTCCTTGCGATCTGGATTCTCCACAGCGGGTAGCTCCCCGATGTCTCTACCGGCTAGAGCAAGTGCAGCGTTGCGAGCGCGAGCCGATTCTTTCATACGTTCATACGGATCCACATCCGATATTGGCTTTGGCGTATGTCGCACCACATGCATCCAAGCACAGTATCGCAACAAGTCGACTGTCTTGCCATCGCCAATACGATTGCCGGCACGTTGGCGGTGCCGATATAGCTGCCGTTCGCTTATGACTTCGCCCAACGGCGTCGAGTTCAGCAAACGACATAATTCACTTGGTCGAAGCTTTCTAGGATCAATCGCCACGTCCCATCTCCTCTGCTTGCCAGGCGGAATAGTTCACAAGGTTGATCGTTCCGTCGGCATTGGTTGGTGCGCCGGAATCAATATCGTCCTGGAGTTTCGATGCATCAATCCTCTCGCGATATGCGGCCGAGAGCAGCTTCGATGCCTGCTCGATGGAAAGTCGCGTTGGGTCGACCTGGTTGTTGCCTTCACTCATCCCATTCCTCCATGATGCGTTGAATTGCCACCGGTTGCGACACGTTCGCCACAGTCGCGTTTTGTTTGCATGTTCGCCTTGTTATGCGATGCATGTTTGGACGCCACCGAGGCCCAAACATGCGATCCACGTTGCCTCCAAAAAACCATTCAATTTCCTTCTGGAGTTTTCGCATGGATGACTTGATTTGATTCGTAACGTATGGCTTCATGGCTGTTATTGCGTAATCGATTTAAACCTTCTTCCCTTGCGGAGATACAAACATGGCCAACGCCAACAAACCACACCAAGCAACCGACGCCGCCCTTCGCCAGATCTTCAAGTCGATGGACGCACACCAGGCACAAGAGATACGAGAAGCGTATTACAACGCTATCGAGGGATTGCGAACCTTGGCAGACGCCCTCGAGATCGCCGACGCAGCACAACAAGAGTCCGCAGGCCCTTTGCTCGTCGAACACCTTTACGCCATCGAGGCCATCGACGCAATGAAGCGAAGTAGGCTCGGCGCCATCCTGTAAACCATCGAATAGACAATTTTCATTTACCCTAACGGAGATAAGAACATGAACCTCGACACCTTGATCGAAATCCTTAACGACTACCGCGAAGAGTTCGGAGGCGACGCCAAAGTACGGTTGATGACCCAGCAGAATTGGCCTTTCGAGAACCGTATCTGCGGCGTGACCAGCGGCCGCGACATGAACGAAGCAAGCGATGAAGATACGGACGAAGACGATGCCCAAGACGTTGCCGATGACAACACGGTCTACATCGTCGAAGGTGGGCAGATCTGCTACGGCAGCAAACGAGCCTGGGATACGTGTCGAGATTTCTGATCGCGACGAACTGCGGCGCTGCGGAAAAGAATTATCTGAATCTTTTCCAACAGCGCTTGATGTAATGCGAAGCGCATGCGAACTGTGTGTTGACGCAAAACGATGTTCACAGCTTTTCAAAGCGGAGACGCAAAGATGACCAAGACAAACAACAACGGGGAAAACGACATAGACCTCGACCTGACGATTACCAAGATCGATCGACGCACCATGGGTGGCGGTACCTGGGTGATTGGAACGGTCAACGAGCAATTCAAGTTCAACGCTTTGGTTTTCGCCGAGCACGCAAAAAGCGAAGACTACGAATTGGGCAAGAGCAAGATCTCGAAGCTTTGGATCGAACGAACCGCCGACCACAAAACACTTTTCAACTTTGATCGCGGGTTGGATGTCCCCGCGGCCAACACCGAGATTCAGGTGATTGTGGATTTTCTCTCTATGGGACTGGCCGACCTGGTCTTTTCCAAATAAGCCGAAACGCGGAACGGAACCGCGTAGTTGATCGGTGGTTCGATCGACCTGACGATGGCAGCCAACCACGAATGCGAATTGGGAGAAAGAATGATGAAGAAGGCAGAAGTTACGATCGGCGGCAAGTACTATGCAAACGTTTCTGGCAATCGATGTGAGATTCAGATCGATGCGGAGAAGCCGCGCGGTGGCTGGGATGCCACCAACCTCGCGACCGGTAAGAAGATCCTGATCAAGAGTGCTCAGCGCTTGCAGGGTGAAGTCGGCATGCGGCGCGGAGGCGCGAAGGTAACCACCGAAGGTAACGTCACGATTGTTGAGAATGAACCGGCTACGGTCGAGACGATTGGAGAAGCAGCATCCACAGTAGGGGCGGTTCCAAAGAAGCTTCGTAAGGCAAAGACTGCAGCAACAGCGACGGACAACGCCGACGCCGACGCCGGCGAGAAGCGATTGAGTTGCGTCACGGCGGCCTTGAAGGTCCTTGGCGAATCCTCCGATCCTATGAACGCTCAAGAGTTGATTACCGCGATGGAAGCCAAAGGCTACTGGTCGAGTCCTGGTGGCAAGACTCCGCACGCGACCTTGTATAGCGCGATCCTTCGCGACCTGGCCAAGGGGGACGACAGCAAGTTTGTCAAAACAGAACGCGGCCGCTTCACGGTACGAGGCTAGATCATGCGAGCCAAAGACATCCGGATTGGCGAGCGGTATGTCGCTTGCCATGGTGGTACGACAATCATCGTCAAGGTTGACTCGATCTTTCAACCGTCGAAGATTGGCGAGACCACACATGTCATCGCCACCAACGAAGCAAACGGCCAACGTATTTCGTTTCGCAGCACGCTGGGCATTTTGCGACCAGCCGGCCCCTATATCAACGAAGTGAAGTCCATAAAGGACCTGTATATCGATCAGATTGCGGTTCCCGAACCGGGAGTTCGGTACCAACTCACGCGTGTCGATGAGACCGAATGCTTCGCTAACGTTGACTATGTGATTCGTCGAAGCGGCCAGCTGTTTGCAAGGACAAGCGAATTGAGGGAGTACCCAATCACTGGTGACGGAGCATGCGTGTTGGTTCCGAGCCGAAAGTAACACTTCGCTGGATCCCGGACCAATCGCCCAAGCCAACGACCAGTCGCCTGAGATTCCTTGGGAAGAAGTGAAACTCAGGATGGAAAGTAAACTGAGTCGATGATTCGTTTTAGCTCCGAACGGTACTGGATCTACCGCGAATAGTTTCACCGCATGTTCTCCTCACGAGGCTTCATCGGAATCGGTGACTCACCAGTTCGCTCGAGAATCGCTTGCTTGCCGGTAAACCTTTGGTACCGATCAACGATTACGTCTGCGTATGGACAATCGAGTTCCATTAAGAACGCATTGCGTCCCGTTTGCTCAGCGCCGATCATGGTTGATCCGCTACCACCGAAAAGATCGAGTACGTTCTGGCCAGGGAGCGACGAGTACTGAATTGATCGAACCGCGAGCTCGGCAGGCTTGCCAGTGAGATGCTCGAGTTGTTGTGGCGGGATCTTCTTAACATTCCACAAATCGGTTTCGTTGTTCGGCCCATAGTACTTGTGGCCGGCACCTTCGTTCCATCCATAGAACGCCCACTCGTGAGCGCCCATAAAATCTTTACGTGTCAAAACCGGATGCATCTTGTTCCAGATGATCGCTTGGCTGAAGTACAAGCCGTGCTTCTTCAGGAACGGTGGATAGTTGCCGCAATTGGCGTAGCCACCCCAGATGTAGAAGCAGCCGCCAGGGACAAGCACGCGTGCAATGTTTCCGAACCATGCATCGAGCAAACGATCGAACTCGTCGTCCGAGACGAAATCATTTGCAAGCGGTCGATCCTTGGCTCGCATTTTCTGCTTTGATGCGTCGATGGTCGCAGTTGCCGACGCGCCGGCCTTGGACTTGTTCTTTTGATTAATCGCATGCGTGAACGCTGCCATGCCTTGATCGTTTTTTAGTTTCGATGATGCTGCATCATTGGTAAATGAACTCAAGCCAGCCGCAATGGCATTCTTGCTCCGTGGTTCTACCTTGACGTTGTACGGCGGGTCTGTGTTCACAAGATGAATCGGCTTGCCAGCGAGTAATCGATCGAGATGTTCTGGATTCGAAGAGTCTCCACAGAGCAACCGATGGTTCCCAAGTATCCACAGGTCGCCTGGTTGCGTGATCGCTTCGTCCGGGGGCAGCGGAACATCATCGGGATCGGTCAGCCCTTCCTCGATTCCGTTCCCCATGATCTTGGCCAGCTCTTCCGCGTCGAAGCCGAGCAACCCAAGATCGTAGTTGGCTTCCTTGAGTGCTTCGATCTCAATCGGCAGCAGGTCATAGTTCCATTCGGCAATTTCTGCCGACCGGTTGTCAGCAATACGATACGCCCGGACTTGATCGGGCGTCAAATGCGAAGCCACTAAAACCGGTACACGTTCGAGGCCAAGCTTCTTAGCTGCCTTCAATCGCGTATGGCCGACGATGATCACATGATCGCTATCGACAACAATCGGCTGGGAAAATCCAAACTCGCGGATCGATGCTGCAACTGCATCGACAGCGTCATCGTTGATGCGAGGGTTGTTTTCGTATGGCTTAATTTGGTCAAACGTGAAAAGTTGTATGTCCATTCGAGTTAATTCCTAATTGAGAAAAGTGAGAGTCAAATCAGCTACCAAAGTCTTCGTGCATTCGAATTACATGTTCTTGGAATGGTGATGCATCGTCGCCATCACGCTCCCGATACGTTCGCCGGCGTCGATCCGGCGGTTGCTTGGACCACTGCGAGTATTCGCGACGGTGGTTGTATGAGGCGCGAGCGAGTAGCGAAGCGCACTCGTCGCACATGTCGTCAGTTCCCGCCTTCGGTTGTCGATCGCAGATCAGACACATCCGTTGCTCCGGAATTGGCGGCTGGTTGAGCTTGATCATTGGGTTTCCTTTCCTGCCTAAAAATTCGGCTGCACTGTGGGCCAAAAACGAATGCGACGAGCACGGCGAACCATGCAAGTCGCCAAAAAACGTTTCGAGTCCTTTCACAACGGGCACAACAATGTCGTTCCGTTGACCGCGAGGCGTTTGAAAATCACTCATTCGTCGTCAATTCCTTGAAATATGAACCTTCGAAACAAACTCTGCCTAACAAGGCGCCCTTTCCGCGAGCCCTTAGACGACGATTTGGGCCAGGGAGGACCCATTGGATGGTGCTCTGAGTGCCACAGTGGCAGACGCGTTGTGGGGCCACTGTTGGCCCACTGACGCGATGAGTGCGCGAGGCGACGCGTTGGGCGGCTTGCAAGAGATCTCGCGTCAGTGCGCAACGTCGTTCGACACTCGAACGCATGCTGGAGTCGCGAAGTTCGGAAGCGAAGTCCAGCGTCGATCGATGAGCTACATCCGTGAGTTTGAAGCGTCTCGATCGGGCAGCGAACGGCGCTCGAAACATCGACCGTCAGAAGGTCGCTTTTGAGCCCAGTGCGCCAGGTGCGTTGGGTACTTTTGTTGTTTTCCATGCACGCACGCATATGGAAGATAATGAAGTGACCCACCACAAGCCGGCGCAAATGGCAAAATCCCAATGTTTTTGAGGTTTTTGGATTAGTCATTGAGTTGCGCAATTTCATCACTTTCTGACAAAGAAATGCCCTCAAACACCTGTTTGTTTCGGTACCTTCCGAAAGTGCGTTTTGAGTGCGCAAAACGGGTTTGCATCTGCTTCGAAAAACGCACTTGGCTCATGTCGCCACCCCATACTCGGTAGGCATCAAAGAGCTCTGACGAAGCGACTACGAGCTCGGGAGAGACATCGCAGCAGTCCGTTATGAAGCGACCGAGTTCGTCGGAACTACCGCGATACGACTGGGTCTCATTGATGACAGATTGAGGCTCAATGAACCCGTTGGCCTTCCAGTCCCTGAACCCCGCAAGCAGCCAATTCAGAATGCCAGGTCCTTCCTCGCCGACCAGCAGTTTGTGGTAGTCAGGGATGGGCTCGGTAACTTTCCGGAGGTCAACTCGGAACGGAATCAGCTTGATGCGACGCCAGATGCCTTCATCGGTACCGTTGATCTGCGGCAAATGATTCGTACTTAGCCAAAACTTATGCGTCCGGCGAAAGCTCCAGTAATCCTCACGCATCCGCCTCGCGGTGATTTGCTCGTCGCCCGTCAGTTCCTTGACACGAGCCTCACGCAGCTTTGAACCCTCGTCGGGCTCACTGATGGCTACCAGACGCCGCTGGTAGAGCGACGCGATGACAGTGTCGTGTTCGTTCGTTGTGCCAAGAAGAAGCTTGCTAGGTGCGAGCATCGCATAGTCGCCAAGCAACTCGACTATTGCATTCCACAGGGTCGATTTCCCGTTGGCACCGGATCCGTAGCAGATCGGCAGGATATGCTCTCCTACGTCGCCAGAGCAAGAATAACCGAGTAGTGCCTGGATGTATCGCTTAGCTTCATCATCGCTGCCAAAAATCAAATCGATGAACGCACGCCACTTTGGACAATTGGCCTTAGGATCGAAAGCAACATTGGCGATCTGAGTAATGGAGTCGGTTTGGCGATGGTCTCGAAAATCCCATGTAGACATGTCGAGAGTTCCGTTTTGCAAATTCAGAAAGTGAGTATTCTGATTCAGCAACTCGTGATCAATCGTCGTCCTAGCGTCACATCGAGCAAGAGAGACAACGTTCTCGATCGTGGTCTTGCGATTGGCCCAGCGACAGAAGTCGGCCCATTCCTTCTGTTGCTTCTCAGACTGAACGTGCTGTAGACGATCCCAGTAGTTGCGAACGAGCCTCCTAGCTAACCGTGTGGTTCTGCTCGTATCTACGTCGACCTTCCATCGCTTCCCATCCCAGGCTAACCATTTTTTCCAAGATGGAACGTATCGCAATTTGGCTTGATTACCGTCGATGAACTCGACAGCCATGGCGTTCTCGGTCTGATCGCTTTTGAAATCCCAGTCAATAGCGGACTTTGGAAAGCCGAGATTCGCTGGTGGCTGGCTTCTCTGCGAACTAGGTCGCTTTTTCTTCGGTGTGTATTGCTTGGTGACCTTACTGAGCGCCTTCGAAATCGTCGTTGCACCGTAAGTCTCGCTGCCATGCAACTGATCCCACTTGGATCGCATGAGCTTTGATTGTCGAAAGATACGATCGATCTGTGCCGCATCTTTGGTGTAATAAGCCAAAGTAAATACGACCGAAGAATCTGCTTCGCTGGCCGAGTTGTAATTGTCATTCCAGTTGCCATCCAACAGCGATCGAAACTTATCGCCGGTGCGAGGTTTCTTGCACGCGAGCTCGATAATCTCGTTATCGCTCAGCGCGACCGAGGCTTTGTCGTCGGTTGGAGGTGATGGTCCACGATTGCTGGATACGGCCGAACCTGGTTCATCGCCTCCGAAGACTGATCCATACACAAGGTCGAGCGACTGCTGGCGGAGATTGATGTCTGATGGATAGATTGGTAGACGCTCGCCCGTTACTGTGAAGAAGCGATCACGATCGTATATCTCGATGCCGCCATCGTGATAAGCCTTCCGACAACGTTTCCCTGGCTTGTTGGCTTTTATGAAGACCTTGAGTCCGCGTCGCGATGGACTGATCTCTGCGTAGCTGTCCAGCTGTGCCAGCAGATCGAGAGCCCACGGTTTAATGTTGCCGTCCGCGTCAATACTGTTGTCGAGATCGAGTCCACAGTACGGATCATCAGCCGTGAATACAAAGCCGACGCCAGCAAGCGAGCTATCACTTTGACATGCTTCGACGGCGTTGTCGAACGTACCCCAAGTCTTTCCGGAAGTTGAATCAGCGAGACTACCATCATGGGGTGAGACTGGCGCTTTGGTTTGCTTGCTATTGCGAGTGATGTAACGCCACGCGACCCACTGCGGAGTCGAACGCAACGATAGCGGGATCTGCTCAAGCTTGAGATTGGAGGGTGCGTTGGTCATTGCTTGGGAGCGTCCTTGCTTCCTTCGATGGCGACGGTCGCACCTAGAGCATTCAGAACTCGTAGTCCATCCTTGACCTCGCAGGCTTTGACCACTGGCGTCGAATCATCAGACAGAGACGCGAGCTGCGCCCATGTAACGCTTTTCCATTTGCGGCAGCGATACGCGCGGACTGCAATGCCCGAATCATCGAAACGGACAACGAGGTTGAGACGTGGCAGATGCCGAACGATTGGGCGACTGAAACGGGTGAGTTGCGACATGGCTAAGCGATCTCCATAATTGAGACTACGACGTGGCCTTCCTGATTAGGCGGATGCTTAATTGCATGCAGAACAACGATCTGGCTGTCATCCCAAAAGACTCCAGCATGCTGCAAGGCATCCAAAACACTCTTAAAACAGTTGTCGATATCTCTCCTTCGTTTATCCGGTGGAAAAATATCGATATGAACATTCAGCGGTCCCATCAATGGCTTGATACCCTTGGTGATTGCAATGCGGCGCACTTGATGTCGATAGGTGCGTGCGTCCTTGGATAAAACGGGACGCCCCTGGTAGTAACTGAAGTAGTGATTAACAGAAGGCGGATACGGGAGATCAAGATTTAACATGGCCCTTCCTTGTTGTATAATTTATTCGTCACACAAATTTCCCAACGATTAGCGAGTCTTGACGATGCCAACCTCCCTACCTCCTGAGATACTTGCCCTACCCGTTTCACAGCGGATGGAATTGGCGGCTCAAATCTGGGATTCCATTCAACCGAACGAAATTGAGCTTTCTGAGGAACACCGCCGAATACTTGATGAACGGCTAGCCAAGTACGAGGCTGACCCAACGGAAGGTCGACCTTGGGAGGAAGTGAAGGCGGAACTGTTCAAAAAGCAATGAGCTATCCAGTAATTATTCGCCCCGAAGCTGAAGTCGAGATTCGAGGGATGCACGAGTTCTATGGCTCTATCTCGGAAGAACTTGGCGATGATGCCCGTGACTCGGTGACAGAAAGTATTGATCGAATCAAACAGTTTCCAGAGCTCTATGCGTCGACATACGGAAAGGTTCGACCAGTCCCAATTCGACAGTTTCCGTATATCTTGAGCTATGTGTTTGAGTGAATTGTCGTGTTGGGGCTTGTTCATTCAAGTGTTCCTCATGAGACATGGAATCAACGAAAGTAAACCAGCTTGAAAAAGGGAATAGACCTCGATTGATGCCTATCCCCCTTTGAGTTTCATTAGCGAACTAGAACGGCAGATCGGCATCGGAGACACTTTTTCTAGTGTTCGTAGCAAGCCTAACGCGTCGATTGAAGTAGACGTTGGTGTAGTCACCGCGAGTCCGCTTCGTGACTTCCAAGGTCACATCGAGCAGTTCTTCAAGTCGGCCAGCCAATGCACTGAATCTGGCAAGCTCGATGCCGAGCGTTTTCAAATCGCCTTTTACGTACGGCAACGAAGCCTGCGTGATGACTGAGTTCTTGAAGATGTGGCGGCCCGCTTGGGAGCCAGACAGCACTTCCAAATCGAACTTGATCATCGGGTCGCCCTTTTGACTGCTCTCGAGTCGCACCGACTCGATGCGGACTTGATACTTGCCATCTGCGACATCCTCCTGGCTAGGTGCCTCTACTGTGTTGAACTCATCGTCAAACGATGTGAGGTCAACGCTGTCGGATTTATGACTTTCGTATTCACTCATTATTTAACCTTTCCAATCTGGGTACTTGCCGGCGTTGAACTGGTCGCTGCGATGCCATTGCCGGTTTGTTGGCCTCGAGCGGGTGAATTGAATGCCGTTACAAAGGCGTCGTAATCAAGAGGGAGAACGTCTGGCAACCGACCTGTGCGATCACCAGCTTCGTACGTTGGATGCGGCTTGGTGCGCAGCACTCGTTCGATAGTCACGTTACCTGCGGCATCTTTCTTGGGAATCGATTCACCGAAGAGGATGATGTCCACCAACCCGAGAACAACGTTTCGGGCGCGATCGGGAAGACTCGGTTGCGTCTTGGTATATTCACCAGTCCGTGTTTCGATGGTCTTGTCCTGAGCGTGCGAGATCAGAATCAAACCGTACGGAAGGCTTGCCAGTCGAGTAAGCACTCGGTGCCACTCGTTTTTGACCAAAGCCCAGCCTTTTCCATGGCCGAGGTCCCCTTCATATTCGATCCCATGCTTGCTACAAACATGCTCACTGCACATTTTGAACGCGTTGTCGACGGTATCGATAACGATCGTCTTGAACGGATGATCACCCTTTGCAATAAGCTTGCATGCGTCGAGGAAGTCTTCCCACTTGTATGTCGGGACCTTGAATACCTCGAGGTGATTTAGGCCTGGTTCGCATTCGAAGAAGATCGCCTCGGGAAACCGGGCAGACCACGAGCTTTTCCCTAATTTTGGTGCAGAATAAACTAGGATAGTCTGCTTCCCAAGTTCGGTCACGGTCTTGGTTCTTTCCGTTGGTAGTGTTAATGTCATCGTGTAAAAAATTCCTTTCAAAACGAGGGTGCGTAAGAATCTACAGGGGAGAGTTCTTCGTGTGGCAGTGCAATCTCATAGAGGTTGTCTGCAACGTTGGGATTGAAGCCGCTTTGGCAGAACGGCAGGTATTCACATGGCCTCTGGTACGAGAAGCAGTTCGAAGTATTCAGAAGCCACTTACCTCGGCGCCTGGCATCGAGATATTGCTGCGTGATCTCCCAAACTTCGTCTTGAAGCATGGCGAGTCGATCTTCTGACAAGTAAATGAATTCGCGATGGAACGCTTCGGGACGTGAGTACCACTCAGTCAGCCGCGACTGAAACTCAACATCTGTCTCAGGCATCTGTCGCTTGGCAGTTGATTTGCCGCTCTTGTTTTTAGCAGCCAGCTCCGCATGCCGAACCTCGTACTCCTGCTGCGTCTCACCACGCCCTTGTTTGAGACGTGACTTCAAAAGCACGTTGTAAATGACCCCTACGATTGGATAGCCAAGCTCACGTAGGTAATGGCTGTAAAGGGCGATTTGCGTATCGGTCCACAGCTTATCGAGATAGTTAGCATCGACATTCGATGCTGTCTTATGCTCCAGCAGATACATGCCATCATGGACCTTCACGATTCCATCAACCTTACCCGCGATTCGAAACGTTTGGCTTTGGCGCCCCGTATCGGGATTACGAATCTCAGCGACGAATTCCTTTTCAATCTCAATGATGTCGAAGTCTTCGGTCGCATAGCGGTTGGCATACCCTGTGAACATGGCCCGAGCCAGATGCCAAAGTGGCTTTTGCAAGTCGTCAACACTTTGATCCGGGAATTGTTCGTCTAGATGATTCAATACCGATTCCAAGCGATTCGGATCCCGGACAGAGCGATACCACAGTTCAATGGTACTGTGGACAATGCCTCCAAAGGAAAGTGCCTCAGCCCGCTCACGCGGACGCAGGTTGTCGAGATAGCGATGCTTATACTTGCGCGGGCAGTTGCGAAACGTGTTGAGTGCTGAATACGTCAGAACCAATTTGTCGCAACCGGCGCCGCTTTCACTCGTTGGGGAAATGGTTAGATTCACAGTAATCTTTCGAGCTTGGAACAATAAAATTGCCGGGTGAGATTGGTAATTGCGTCAGACACCTAACTAGTCGGGCAGGATGTCAGCCGTGTCATCGATGATGATTCCGTTGTGGCGCTTGGAACCTCGTTGCTTGGCAAGTAGGGTTTCAGGAATCGAACCATAGCCCGCATTGATCCGAGCGCATTTCTTACAAATGCGATTGGCAGGTCCCCGCGAGAGGAATTTCTCACCACACTTGAGGCAGACGCGTTCTGCAGGAACGCAAGGGTTTATTCGCTCGTCCATGTTGTATGGCCTCCTGACCTGTTGCTTTCTTCATGCTGGATTGCGGCGTCTCTAAAGCGACTCGATTTGCTCGATTTCGAAGTTGCCTTCGTGGTCTCTGGTGACGAGATAGTGCCTATACTCAACTTGGACCACGAATCGTGCTGGCCCGTCGATTTGCTCTCTCAGTTCAGAGCATGCCTCCGTCATCGCTTGGGACGCCGCGTCGAAGCGATCGACTGCTCGCAAGTAACTTCCAACTGCGAGTGAAATACTGATGCGTGTATCGATATCTAATTGTGGACCGGACATATTGATGATCCTTATGCTGTGCGTGATGTTTTGAAAAGAGTGTTTCTCTATTGGTATTACTTCCCGGTTGGAGCGCAAACTGACGGAACTATTTGAGGAAATATTTTTCGAGACCGGCTTCTTCAAAGTGAACGCGGATCTCATTCATCCAATCTCCAAGCGTCGATCTAGGAACGCCGAGTTCATTCACGATTTCATTTAGGCTTAGTGTTTTCTTAAGCTCCAGAAAATCTTGAAGTCGTTTTGGCAATCGTTTGATCACGTTCCCCATATCGGATTTAAGATCGTTCAATTGTTCTTCGCTCAACGTGCGCTCGCGTCCAAGGCGTCGGTCGACTTCTCGATCGCTGATCGTTTGGAGCAGTTCGGTTGGGCCTGCATCCTCATTCATGATGTTGACGTTTAGACTCACCATCTCGCCGCTGCAGCGCTTGTCCGCGTTTCGGTCTCGCAAGATGTTGGAAACTTGACGATCCACGACGGCGGTAATGAATGGATAGGGATTTCCAATGCTCGCGTCGTAACTTTCCAGGCTTTTAATGACTCGAGCTAGGAGATCTTGCTTTAAATCGTCACGCTCGTGATATCTGAATCCGAGGCGCTCGATCAGCATGTTCACTTTGCGATTGATCAGTGCCTTTGTAAATGAATCTTTGCTTGGGTCGAATGTTTCCTCTGGGGTCCGACCGATCTCAACTGTTAAAAATTTGCGCACGAAAACGCTCCGTCAAATGTGTGTGGGAAGGTGACTATGCCGTGGAAGAGAGTGACTTGATCCATCCGACTGCGGACGGAATCAGAAAGTCCTACAGATACTGATGAATTTCATACTCGGTCATCGTCTCATGAATCCGCTTAATGCGACGATAAGTCGTTTCTCGCGCTTGCTCGAGCTCTTCTGATGCCTCGGTGATATTGCGCTCGGATAGAAATTCCCTGCAAATCGCTCGTAACTCTGGCTTGAGCTTGCGGACCACTATGTGGACATCTAACTTCAGTTCGCTGTGGGATTGGGTAGACCGAATCTTTCTGAGCTTCCTTGAAGTTGATTCCCCTTCCTCAACTAGTGATCCAAACTCGGCAGTACGACCATCTTGGTCTCGTGTCTTTTCGTTTAGCGAAACCGTCCTTGTGAACTTTCGGTTCTTCTTTGTCTTGGACGCTCTCCGAATCGACGCGAGTTTGCTCCGAATGACGCACTTCACGAATGTGGACCATGCGCCAACAGTCGGGTTAAAGTTCTCCGCTTGCTGAATGAGGTGCAGAGCGACGTCTTGAATGAGATCGTCTCGATCTACAATTGGATGGTTAAACTTCCGGATGAACGCATTTACACTAACGTGTATGGACCGAAGTGCTACCTCATCAACGATGGGTACATTTCTTGGAACTAGCATAGAAAATGACTCCGCGAATAGAATGGAGGACTGTTTTGTCACTTCCTCGTCAGAGCCTTGCAGGAGAAATTCCCGACTTATCAATGACGAGGGCTTCAGCAGGCCCACAAGTGCTTCCGCTTCGCGGTCGGCAGTATGTCTGGCGCGTTTAATTCGTTAATGAACTAGGGTGTGATTAATTGTCTTTGTCGTCGATCTCGAGGTGACAGGGCAAACCATGCTGCACTTCCAAGCAAGCGATGATGCCATTCTGGATCTCATTGATCGTTCGGAACAACTCGAGGTGTTCTGTACGTAATTCAAAGTCACCCTTGAATTTGAACATTGTTTCCGGCTTTGTCAGTTTGTGACGTGTGGTGATGGTGGCTCCCTTTAGGATTGGTTCTCCATTGATAATCGAGATGTCTCGGATCTTTCCGAATCCCATTTCACGCATGCGCTTGGTGATTCGTTGTTGTGCTGGCGACAGTGCGCTGAAGGTCTTTGCAATCATGTTTGAAACTCTTTGTGGAAACTGCTTTCTTGATATTACTTACATACGCGGAACTCGGTTCTGGTGTCTCACGGAATCGAAATTTTGTTCGGTCCAACAATCTTTTCACGGAGAACTATTTTGCAATTGCCACTAGTCGTCGAGTTGCAATCACCTTTCCAAGAATTCGAAAGTCACTCGCGTTGCTCACCTCGATTGGCTTGAATGTCTTGTTCTCTGGAAGAAGTCGAATGACGCCAGCCATCATCGAGAGACGCTTCACTGTTACTTCGCCGTCGACAGATGCAACAACGATGTCCCCGCTCTCAGCCAGTGGCTGGAGTCGTACGATGAGCGTATCGCCATCCAAGATGTCTGCGCCGATCATGCTGCTGCCAGTTACTTCTAGAGCAAAGCAACGGTCCTTGCCCACAATGGACGCCTCAACAAATACTTCACCCGCACGATTCTCTTCGGCAGTGATCGGATTGCCGGCCGGAACGCTTCCTAACCGTGGAATCGCAATCACATCGATGACCGTCGCTTGAGGCATACGCAGTAATTCCAAGCTGCGAGCCTTACCCACAGATCGGCGAATGAATCCCTTCTGAATCAAGCTATTCAGCACCGCATGGATGCTCGCCTTAGTCCGCGACTGCGATTCCGAAAGTTCTCCAACTGTCGGTGGGTATCCATGCTCTTCCATAAATCGCTTGATCGCGCGATAGATCTTCAGTTGCACGGGTGTTAAATCATTATTTGAGCTAACCATGGTTCTAAGTTTCCAAACTAAAAAGCACAAAAGGTGTGTCGAGTCCATTGGCTAGCAATCTGATAGATCGCCATGACAAGTTTGGTCACGGTGGAATTGGAAATGGATTCGTTCTCCTTGCGAAATCCGATTATTTGTTCGCCTGCAATGCGCAAACGAAATTTGAAAAAACAGTTTGCTGCTAGCGCAAATGCGGTGGAAAAGTTGTTGATGGATTTGGTTCAGTTGCCGTTACCAGATAATTGCAATTTGGATGCGACATTACCCCAATTGGACGTTCGAAAATTATCTTTCAAAATCCGCTCCGAATTCCGTCAAATCGCGTCGCAACCGGGAAGTAGTACAGGTAGACGGGCGATGTAATCTCTTGCGAACAGTAGCAGTGCACATGGAACATGAACAGGAATCTCCAGACGAAGAACTGACACCCGAGGACCGCCTCAGCCAAGTCGCTTCCCTTCTCGCCGGTGCCATTCTGCGCATGCGCCCAACACTTCCCTCGATGTGTGGAAATCTCTCCGATGACTCCAACTCTGGCCTTGAGCTTGTCTCTGAAACTCTGCTCAATGTCACACGTGGGGAACGTTCCCCCAAGAGACAACTAACCAGAGGGATTTAGAGATGAAGAGTACGAAGAGTGCAGCGGCACTACAGCGTGAATTGTGTAATTTGGAGTTGATGAAGGCGGTCCAGCTAAAGAAGCGATACGAGCAGCTCTTTGGCGAGCCATGCCGCTCTTGCAACAAGACATACCTCGTGCGCCGGATCGCATGGCGACTGCAGGCCAATGCGGAAGGCGGACTCTCCGAACGAGCCAAACGTCGTATTGAAGAATTGGCAGATGATGCGGAAGTACGACTTACGCCTCCAAAGAACCGGAAGACTTTGATGTCCAACCAGCCCAACGAAAGAAAGAGAATCTCTGCAGCGGAAGTCGGGCCCGACAAGCGTTTACCACCCAAAGGCAGTTGCATCCAACGTGTATATAAAGGCAGAGTCCTTCAAGTCAGCGTGCTTGCAGATGGCTTTGAACTCGACGGCCAAAAGTACAAGACCCTCTCCGCGATCGCCAAGGATATCACAGGGAGCCACATGAACGGCTTTCGATTCTTCAAGCTCGGAGATGCCAAATGAACAAGCCTCCAAAAACAGTTGGTAAATCCGCAATTCGTTGTGCCATCTACACTCGCAAATCCTGTGAAGAAGGGCTCGAGCTCGAATTCAATTCACTCCACGCCCAAAGAGAATCAGCGGAAGCATTTATCCTTAGCCAACAGCATGAGGGTTGGGTTTGCAATCCGGAACTTTACGACGATGGCGGTTTCTCCGGTGGTAGCCTAGAGCGTCCTGCGTTGAATCGATTGCTTTCCGACATCGAAGCTGGCAAAGTCGACTGCGTCGTCGTCTACAAAGTAGACCGCCTCAGCCGTTCCTTGATGGATTTTTCCAGAATCATGGAAACGTTTGACAAACATCAAGCTTCGTTTGTCTCGGTGACCCAGCAGTTCAATACGACCCACTCGATGGGCAGACTTACGTTGAACATCCTTCTGTCCTTCGCACAATTCGAACGCGAAATCATTGGCGAGCGGATTCGAGACAAGATCGCTGCTCAACGACGTAAAGGAAAATGGGCTGGCGGTCACCCTGTCTTGGGGTACGACGTGGATCGATCGACGCCCAACTCGAAGCTCGTCATCAACGCCAAAGAGGCAATTCGAGTTCAAGAAGTGTTCAATCTGTATGTGACGCTGGAATCGCTAACGCCGGTAATGCAGGAGCTTTCTAAAAGGGGTTGGCGCAACAAACAGTGGCAAACGAAAAGTGGCGCCCAGCGTGGCGGAAGGCCATTTGACAAGCCGGCGCTGCACACGTTACTGACCAATCCCATCTATGCTGGCAAGATCAAGCACAAGGACTTGATGTTCGATGGTGAACACGAGCCGATCATTGAACAGAAGACGTTCGACTCGGTGCAAGCGATGTTGAAAGCCCACGGACGTGGCAAGGGAAACGGACTCACGAACAAATACGGTGCGTTACTCAAAGGCTTGGTCTACTGCGGCGCTTGCAATAAAGCCATGGTTCACACGATGGCGAATCGAGAAACCAAACGGTATCGATATTACACCTGTCTCAAAGCGATAAAAAATGGTTGGGACAGTTGCCCCTCGAAGTCGCTTCCTGCCGCAGAATTGGAATCGGCTGTCATCGACCAGATTCGATGCATCGCCACAGACAAGAGATTGATTCAAGAAGTGATCGATAAATCCAAGAAGACGGTGGAAGCAGAACTCGCTGAATTGCAGCGACAGTTGCAGAATTACAAGAAGCAGTTGGCCCGTGACCATGCGGAGATCCAGCGAATCGGTGCCATGGCCAATCCGAATGATCCGACGCTATCGCGTCTTGCCGACCTGCATGATCGGATCGCCAAAACGGAGCCGGAACTTCACGGACTACGATCACGAATGAACAAGTTGCAGGTAATGCAATTGGCGGACGAAGAAGTGCGAACCGCTTTCGGTGACTTCGAAAAAATGTGGCACACCCTTACGATGCGCGAACAAGCGAAACTCGTCAGAGTTCTCGTGGAGCGGGTGGAATACGATCCCAGCGATACGTCTTTATCCGTTTCCTTTCATGCATCAGCGATCCAATCATTATCCGGTGAAGGAGTGGTCGAAACCATTGAGGTATCTGCATGAGCACGCTCAAACGCAAATTCATGTTTAAATCCGAGGTCAAAAAGCGCCGCGAGGACGCGCAAGCTAGTATCGAGGCGAATGCCAACCAGTCCGGTCCGATTCCGAGGATTGCCAAGCTTGTTGCTCTTGCAAGTCGCATGCAATCGATGCTTGATTCTGGTCAGGTAGAAAGCTACCAGCAGCTTGCCGAAATGGGCAGAATCAGTCAGCCACGGATGACCCAAATCATGAACTTGCTACTCTTGGCCCCAGACATCCAAGAAGAACTACTACACCTGCCAGGAATCATCCAGGGTAAAGCCACGATTCACGAGAAGCTGCTACGCCCCCTGACCGCCGAGCGTGATTGGGGCATACAAAGAAAAATGTGGGAGAAGATTAAATCGCGTTAGCATCGATTCGATCGTCAACGAGTCAATTTGGAAATGAGCCGATTCAACCGATGGTGTAGGCTCGAAAGGCGATTGACCATACGTGTCATCGCCTTGGCGACACTCTTGACAAAGGAGTAATGCAATGCCAAAGAAACCCAAGGAAATCGACTTTCGCAGGGAAGCCGAAGATCAGCTTAACGCTATCAGGTCACGAATCGGACAAGAAGTCCCACTCAGCAACCGCTACGTGCGGGGCCAGCGGGCAATTCTTGTTTCAGTTGACGGTGAAACCGCAACGCTTCAATTTCCCAACGGTGCAACGCTTGCCAAAGTACCGCTTCGAGATTTGGTCGATGACAGCGGTTACTGGAAACCTTAATTATCTAATAATCTCAAATTCACACGGGCATTGACCTAAGTTGTCACAGGCCTAGCTGATAATGAATGTGTTGGGACGCGGCAGACCAACGATTCCCGCACTGCCGCAGCAATCGAACTCAAGGAAGAATCAAAATGCTAGTTTTAAGTCGCAAAGTTGGTGATAAGCTAGTTATCGACGGCATCATCACGGTAGAAGTCGTCAAGATTCAAGGCAACCGAATCTCGCTCGGCATCATTGCCCCTTCCAATGTCAAGATTCTTCGCGGTGAGCTGACCGAGCCTAAAGCGTTTGCCCAAACCGTTGAGATGGTTGTCGAAGACGGCATGCTCGTGGCGTAACAAGTCGTCCCATCTCGTGAGTGTAGCGTGTTCGATACTCAGAAGCAGTATGGAGAATCGTTACTTGAATTGCGTGAAGCAACTTCCATCTAGAAAAGTTTGACAGCGGTCTGCGCGACCCTTACGATGAGCAACGCAAGTTCGTTTTGCCACGAACATTTCCTCGTCTTCTTGTCGGAGTGGGTATATGAAAGTTGCAACCGCTGAATTGAAGTCTATTGGGGGCAAATCGAATGGTCGAGTTTTGCCATCTATCTTGAAGGAGCCATCGCCATTCACGCTCGATCAGACTCTTGAGCCATTCGGCCGCTGGGTCAGCGAACCAGTTTGGGTCCCGCCCAAGGACGCAAGTAAAGAACTAGCTTGCTCCATGCTCGAGGATCATGGATTGCTGTCTTCCAAAGAAGATTGCTGGAAATCGATCGTTCAAAAACATCGCTCTAAGTTCACGCAAGTACGTGAAATCGAACTTACCAAAGCATCCATTCGATTGCCAAAGAGTCGACTATTTGTAACGGTGACGGAAAGATCCGACTTTGACAAGATCTCGGATCCGATTCCCAACTGCGTTCAGACGCGACTCGACGAGTTTCTAGATGGGCCCGGCCGACAACGAGGAGTTCGAGTCTACTACCTGAAGCCTCTTTGCGTCGAAGTAGGAGACGATTTGATCTTCACGAAACAGTCTGAGTTAGAAGAAGCAATTGCCAACGTGCAACGTGAAGTTTTCGCCGAGTATCGAAAGCAATATGTGTGGGAACGTCCGGGACAAGATCTGATGAATGCCTTGGACTCATTGGCCTATTATCCTCGTCGCATGATCAAGCATGTGTTGGAGCGCAAGAAGCGTGCGATCGAAGCTTATCATGCGAAACTGGAGTTCAATCGACGCAAGGCAGCCATGCGTGTGGTCAGTTTGCACCGCAAGTGCCGAACCCACGATTGTACGTTCGATGATGTTCTATCGATTACAAAAACTCCCGATCGGATAGATGTGATTGAGAAGTACGCAGCCGACCATCAAATGACTCCAGCTCAGAAACAGAGGCTTTTGGAAGCATCTGTAATCGCTTTGCCTTGGTTCATCACTTTGCCTTTGGCCGCATATTGGATCGCTAATCTCAAGCTTGTTGCTTTGGCATTGGCTCCTCCGATTATCGTATGCGATCCCGTCTTTGTCGCGGAAATGCCAGATGGCGATGGTACCGTACTCAAGATCGGCCATTTCGATGAAGTGCGTGGAGTCGTCCATGTGGAGCTTTAACGACCACCAGTCACGCTCGCTGATTATAATTTCTCCAAAATGGTTAATTTCCGCTGGTAATAGTGCCGGCTATTTCTAGCAGAAGTTGAAGCGGTGAAACTGTAAGCGGGATAAGTATTGTTGGTGGCTTGCTAGACTCATAAGTAGTTTGAGTCGAGGCTATCCACGACCACCTTCACAGCAAGTTTCGCAAATCCTGTGACACCTGGTGCACTGAAACTTCGCACGGATCTCCATCAGCGATCCGCCGCACACAGGGCAAGCCGGTTGGCATTGTTTCTCTGATTGTGTCACTTTCACGACCGGATTGGTTTGGCCAGCGTTATCCTGATTCTCGACTTTCATTTGCTTCGTTTTCTACCTTGATGAACGTTCAATGGAAAGACTAACAAGTATACAGCTTCCATCGTCGATGACGTTGAGCCCAGCTTCTCTCGCGGCCTGGCTTCCTTTGGAATCTTCTGCTCCGGGTTGCATCCAAATATTCTTGACGCGAGCAGCGATCGCTTGTTGGATAACTTCTCGCGTGATGTGAGGTTGAGTTATGATCGATAAAGACTCTGGGACAACGGGTAGATCATCAATCGAGGCGAACGCGGGATAGCCTTCTACTTCGGTTGCTGTCGGATTGAGCGGATAGACAGTGCGACCCGAAGCGACGAGTGCTCGAAAGACTTTGTTGCCGTACTTGGATCGGTCTTGCGATGCGCCGGCCACAGCGAACGTGCTTGCTTTCAAGAATTCTTCGATATTATTCAT